AAGTTACTGGAATACAAAAAGGTGAACTAGATATATTAGATGGCTCACCACCATGTTCTGCATTTTCAATGTGTGGTACATTAGGAAAGTCTGGTTCAAAACATTCTGATGGTTGGGGTAAGACTAAAAAGTATTCAGACAATAAAGTAGTAGAAAATATTGAAGACTTATTTTTTGAGTTTTTAAGAATAGCAAAAGATTTAAAACCTAAAGTTATTATAGGTGAAAATGTCGCAGGTCTAGTGGCAGGAGAAGCTAAACTTAAATTAAATGAGATTGTAAATACATTTGAAGAAATAGGATATGATGTATCATATAAAATTTTAAATGCATCACACTTTGGAGTACCACAATCTAGAAGGCGTGTTATCTTTATAGCTGTTCGTGAAGATGTTACAGAGGCAATAGGATTAACATTTATGAACATCGCTAGTATCTTCCCAGAAGAAAGTAGAGATATAGTAACAGCTGAAGAAGCATTAGAGGACTTAGAGTTAGATTCAGAAGAAGTTAAATGGTGTACAGACACATGGATAAAATCAGCACACTATAAGGACACAGCATCTCTTATGCCAGATGACCCAGACAAAGTATTAGGGGGAAATGATTATCATCCTAAAGGATGGCATTTCAATGTTAAGAAGATGTCTAGACACCATCCAGCTCCTACAATTACAACAAATGCAGATGTCTGTCACTTTATTGAAAAAAGAAGATTAACAATCAAAGAAATAAAACGCATAATGTCATTACCAGATGACTTCATAGTTACTGGTTCTATGTCACAGAAGACAGAAAGATGTGGTAGAATGGTACCCTCTTTAATGATGAAAGCCATTGCTGAGTCTGTTTATAAGAATGTAATAGAACCTTATAATAAAAGTCTTGACAAAACATGATTACACCATGTATAATGGCAATATAAACTGGAGTAAAAATAATGTCTAAAAATTATGACTTTACCTTCGCTCAAAGAGAAGAAGGTTTTGATGACCATATTGAACATTCAATTCGTGGATATACAAATCTACTAGAAGATGTAGTTAGTCTATCTAGAAACTTTGTAGAAGATGAAACAAATGTTGTTGATATAGGTTGTTCAACAGGTAAATTAACAGAGGCCTTCGTAAAAGGCAATGAATCATTTTGTAAATATGCTAACTATGTTGGTATAGAACTTGCTCCAAGTTTCTTCACAGAACTTGATACAAGACACAAAAGAATAAAGAGTGAAAATCCTTGGGCCTCTGTTAATTTTGAAAAAAAAGATGTTCGTAGTTACGAGTTTAAAAACTGTAGTTTAGTAACATCAATATTTACATTACAGTTTATGCCTAGAAAGGATAGATTTAATGTATTACAAAATATTTACAATGGACTGAATCATGGTGGTGCGTTTATCTTTGCAGAAAAAACAGTTTGTGAAGATTCAAGATTACAAGAAATGATAACTTTTAATTTTTATGATTACAAAAGAAAACATTTCAATTCAGAAGATATATTAGAAAAAGAAAAAACATTAAGGAATATGTTGAAACCTAATACTTGGAAAGAGTTAGAAGGTATGTTAGAATGTGCTGGTTTTAAAACTGCACAACCATTCTGGCGTAATCATATGTTCGTTGGTGCAATTGCAATTAAATAGGGGAAAGAAATGAATGACTTTTTAAAAGATATTATTAAAGAAACTGGTAACGAATATGCTGGAATAGTTTCAGAAGGTATTGAGGCAGGAGATGTAGTGAATTTTATAGATACAGGTTCTCACATATTCAATGCTTTAATTTCTGGTTCACTTTATGGTGGACTTCCACAAAACAAAATTACTGCTTTGGCTGGAGAAAGTGCCACAGGTAAAACTTTCTTTCTTATGGGAATGGTTAAAAACTTCCTAGATAAGAATCCAAATGCTGGTGTTGTATTCTTTGAATCAGAAAGTGCAATCACAAAACAGATGGTTGTTGATAGAGGAATAGATGCAGATAGAATGGTGATACTACCTGTAACAACTGTACAAGAGTTTAGACACCAAACATTAAAAGTATTAGATAGGTATATACAACAAGATGTAGATGTCAGAAGACCACTCTTTATATGTTTAGATTCACTTGGTATGTTATCAACTACTAAAGAAGTAGAAGATACAGATGCTGGAAAAGAAACTAGAGATATGTCAAGGTCACAAATATTAAAAGCTACATTTAGAGTTTTAACTTTAAAACTTGGTAAAGCAAAAGTACCAATGGTTGTAACGAATCATACTTATGATGTCATAGGTTCTATGTTCCCACAAAAAGAAATGGGTGGTGGTAGTGGATTGAAGTATGCTGCTTCAAGTATCATATATCTTTCAAAGAAAAAATTTAAAGATGGTACAGAAGTTGTTGGTAATATAATTCATTGTAAGAATCATAAATCAAGATTGACTGTGGAAAATAAAATGGTTGATGTTTTGTTAACTTATGATAAAGGACTTGATAGGTATTATGGATTACTTGACTTAGCATTAAAACATGGAATATTTAAACAAATATCAACTCGTATTGAATTACCAGATGGTACTAAACAATATGCAAAAACAATTAATAATGACCCAGAAAAATATTTTACAGAAGATATAATGAAACAATTAGAAGAAGCTGCAACAAAAGAGTTTAAGTATGGCAACGATAGTTAAAGGTTGTTGTTCAAAATTATTTTTAGATTTCTTTAAACATCAAGTTACGAAATCTACTAAATGGAATTTTAATTATCCTATGGGTAAACCCTTTGAAGATAAACATGCAAAGATAGATGTCATACAAGGTGACACTATGCACGATAAATTTTTGGGCGGTGTGTCTATGAGTTTGTTAATGATGATACATGAAACTGCAAAAAAACAAAATGTGAATGTTCCCCTAGACCTTTTGTTTTGTGGTATCTCTATGAAAGATGAACATAGAGAAGATAATGTGCATACAGACCATCAGAAAGATGAACTGAAAGACACACCAATCATTAAAGTATTGGGAATATTAAATTCAGATTGGAAAAAATCTTATGGTGGTGGATTTGAACATGGTGGAGTTTTACATTCACCAGAACCAGGCGACTTCATAATATTTGACCCAAGAGTGCCACATAGAGCTCAAGATATACTTACAGATAAAAAAAGAATAGCAATAGATTGGACATTAAAGACTTGACAAAACATACTTTCATCTGTTATACTGGTTGTAAATTATGAATAACTTAATTAAAATATATAATAATGTACTTGATACAGAAACTTGTAATAACATTGTTAGTAAGTTCGAACAGTTTGAAAATCAACATGAATCATTTGATGATAGAGGAATGGTTTTTACACAAATAAGAATGGCAAAGGCACCTCAGATTTGGAGTAAAGAGATAGAACAATTTACAGAAATTTTTACAAATGGTTTTACAACTTACTTAAAAGATACAGATGTCACACCACAACAAATGCCAAGTAAATATATTTGGGAGCCTATTCGTTTAAAAAGATATATGCCAAATGACCATGATGAATTTAGACCACATGTAGATGTAAATTCAAAACCAACATCTACAAGATTTTTAGTTTTCTTTATCTATCTTTCAGATAATGAAGAAGGCAAAACTACATTTCCACAGTTAGATACACATGCTAATTGTCAGAAAGGTAGTATGTTAATGTTCCCACCAATGTGGCCTTGGTTACATGCTGGAACAAAACCAATAAACGAACCTAAGTACATTATGCAAACTTATTTACACTATGTCTAATATTAAAGAATCATATGTTTATGTAGAAAGTAAAAAACAAGACCAAACTTGTATTGGTATCAAGGGTGGTAAGTATGCTGGTGTAGTTTACAAGTATGGAAATGTTTCTTTAGGTGAAGAAACAGAAGATGGTAATATGCCATTTAAATTTAAATTTGATATAATAGATAATAATGCAATACCAAAAGAAGACTTTAAAGAAGATTTTATGAATCTTATAGGTGATATTTTAGTAGATATAATTGAGGAACAAAATGCAGAATCAGACAATAGAAAGGACAGCTCTAACTAATCTTTTAAACAATGAAGATTATTTAAGGAAAGTTTTACCATTTATAAAACCAGAATACTTTGATGTTAAAGAAGAAAGAATTATCTTTGATGAGATTGCAAAGTTTGTAGATAAGTATAACAAGAACCCAACACAAATATCTTTAGAAATCGAAGTCAGCACAAGAAAAGATTTAAATGATACTGAACATAAAAAGATTGTTGAGATAATTAAA